ACAGCATCAAGTAAATATTTAGTTCATAAAAAACAACTAAAGAAGAAAAAATGATAGCAAAAAAAGGATATGGCAGAGCATTTCTGCAACGTGGAACACCTAAAATCTTTGATCAGTTAGAGATGGATGTTCCTTATCCTAGAGGACAAAGAGTTGAAATGGCTAAAGGTGGTAGAACACCTGCATGGCAACGTAAAGAAGGTAAGTCTAAATCAGGTGGATTAAACAGAAAAGGAATTGCATCTTATAGAGCTGCAAATCCTGGTTCTAAATTATCCATGGCTGTTACAACTAAACCTTCTAAATTAAAAAAAGGATCGAAAGCTGCGAACAGAAGGAAGTCTTTCTGCGCGCGTATGACAGGAATGAAAAAGAGATTAACCTCCGCTAAAACTGCTAGAGATCCTAATTCAAGAATTAATAAATCTCTCAGAAAGTGGAACTGTTAATGGATGATCTAATCCTAATTCAAAAAATACAAAGACAACTACGAGATCTATATCAAAACATTGGCGAGGCTATGTTAGCTGGTGGTGTTGACAATATGGAGAAATACAAGTATATGTTAGGTCAGGCACATGCCTACCAATATATATTACAGGAAATCTCTAACCTGCTAAACAAGAAGGAGCAAAAAGAAGATGAACAATTCAGAGACCTCACAAACGTTGTCCAATTCGAACAACGAGATCCCGAAGCTTAAAAACGCTTTAGAGGAAAAATACAAATCAACAGAAACAAAAAGATTAGATCCAGAAAATATTCAAGGAGTTTTTGATAAACTTCCAGAACCATCTGGTTGGAGAATGTTAGTATTACCATTTACTCCAAAAGAAAAATCAAAAGGTGGAATTATATTTTCACAAGAATCTTTAGACAAAGCAAGAATCGCAACTAACTGTGGTTATGTTCTAAAGATGGGACCACTTTGTTACAAAGATAAAGAAAAATTTGAAACAGGTCCTTGGTGTAAAAAAGGAGATTGGGTGATCTTTGCAAGATACGCTGGATCACGATTACCAATAGAAGGCGGAGAAGTCCGTCTCTTAAACGACGACGAAGTCTTAGGAACTGTAACAGATCCTGAGTCTGTGTTGCATTACATTTAACATAGGAGGAAACTATGCAAGAACAAGAAAACGACAAAATGGTCGATATCGATACTTCTGGTCCTGGCGCTGACGTTGAGTTAGAAGAACAGAAACAAGAAGATATTGTTGAAACCAAAGAAGAAGAAGAAGTTGTTGAACAGAAAGAACCTAAAGAAGAGGTTAAAGCTGAAGAACAACCAGAAGAACAGAAAGATGAATTGAAAGATTATAGTGAAGGAGTTCAAAGAAGGATAGCAAAGTTAACTAAAAAATGGAGAGAAGCCGAAAGACAAAAAGACGAAGCATTGTCTTATGCTAAAATCCAATTACAAGAAAAAGAAAAACTTGCAAAAAAATATTCATCTGTTGAACAAGCTGGTGTTAAAGATAGAGAAGAGAGAATCAAATCTAGTCTTAAAGCAGCAGCTGCTAAATTAGCCGCAGCTAGAGAAGCATCAGACTTTGCGTCTGAAATAGAAGCTCAAACTGAAATTGCTAGACTAGGATATGAAGATGCAAGATTGCAAGAAGCTAAATCTATGCAAACTGAAACAGCTAACGAACAGCCTGCTAGAGATATAAATTTAAGCAGACCTACGGAAGCTCAATCAGCTCCAGACCCCAAAGCAGAGCAATGGGCTAGTAAAAATAGATGGTTTGGAACAGATACAGCCATGACATATACCGCATTTGATCTACATAAAAAGCTAGTAGATGAGGAAGGATATGACGCTAATTCTGACGAATATTATTCTGAAATAGATAAAAGAATAAGACTTGAATTTCCCCACAAATTTGTTAATAATAACAATACGGCGGAAAATTCTACGACCAAGCCGACACAAATAGTAGCTTCAGCGAAGCGAAGTGTAAAACCTGGTCGCAAAACCGTGAGACTCACCCCTTCTCAGGTTGCAATCGCTAAAAAATTAGGAGTGCCATTGGAAGAATATGCGAAACAATTAAAAATCACGAAGGAGGTATAAGCATATGGAAAATGATAAATTAAAAACTTCTCGTGCGAGTCAGTCTAGAGTTTCTGAAAAGAGACCTACAACTTGGACTCCACCATCATCTTTAGATGCACCACCTGCGCCTGACGGGTTCAGACACAGATGGATAAGAACAGAGGTATTAGGATTTGACGATACTAAAAACATGTCAGGTAAATTTAGATCTGGCTGGGAACTCGTTAGAGCAGATGAATACCCTGATCATGCTTATCCACAAGTCGCGGAAGGAAAATACGCAGGAGTCATCGGAGTTGGCGGCCTTGTGCTGGCAAGGATACCAGAGGAGATCGCAAAAGCTCGAGAAGCCTATTTTGCACAACAAACTAGGGATCGAGACGAAGCAGTTAACAACGATCTTATGAAGGAGCAGCATCCAAGTATGCCAATCAATAATGAGAGGCAGACTCGTGTAACTTTCGGTGGTACAAAGAAAAGTTAATTTTTTAACGATTCTCGGGTTAATCCCTACCATTGAATTAACATTAACCGTAAAACTATTTAGTTAGTTTTACAAAAGGAGAAAAAATATGGCAAACCAAGACGCTGCTTTCGGATTGAAAGCAATCGGCAAAGTTGGTCAGAATAAAGATAACCAAGGTTTATCTGAATACAGTATTGCTGCAAGTTCATCTGCGATCTATCAAAACGATCCAGTGAAAACTGCGGGCGGTTACTTACTAGTAGCTGGCGCTGGTGATACTTTAAGAGGAGTACTAAATGGTGTCTTTTACACTGATGCTTCTTCAAGCAAACCAACTTGGGCAAACCATCTTGAGGCTTCAAACACTGCGACTGACATTGTCGGTTTCGTAGCGGATGATCCTTATGAAAGGTTTGAAATCCAATCAAATAATAGTGGAGCTTCTGCTGTAACAGACGTAGGTAAAACTGCGGATCTAGTTTACGCAGCTGGTTCTTCACCAAACTATGTGTCTAAAGTTGAGTTAAATGACTCTACTCTTAACACGACTGCACAACAATTAAAGATCATGGGAATCTCAAAAGATCCAGATAATAACGATGTAGCTTCTGCTAACGTTAACTGGGTTGTAATGATCGGTGAACATGAACTAGTTGTAGCAACAGGAACGTAATAGGAGAATAAATTATGGCAATATCACGATCACAACTAGTTAAAGAACTAGAGCCAGGATTGAATGCACTATTCGGCCTGGAGTACAAAAGATACGAAAATCAGCATGCTGAGATTTTCGACAGCGAGAATTCAGACAGAGCTTTCGAAGAGGAAGTAATGTTATCTGGATTTGCAAATGCACAAGTTAAACCTGAAGGTTCAGCTGTAACATTTGACAACGCTCAAGAAACTTTCACTGCTAGATACACGCACGAGACAATTGCTCTTGCATTCTCAATCACTGAAGAAGCGATTGAAGATAACTTGTATGACAGATTATCATCTAGATATACAAAAGCATTAGCAAGATCTATGGCGAACACTAAGCAAGTAAAAGCTGCGAATGTATTAAACAATGCATTCAGTGCTAGTTACACAGGCGGTGATGGAAAAGCGCTTTTAGCGACTGACCACCCAACTATAGCTGGTACTTTTTCAAATGAGTTAGCAACATCTGCTGACTTAAATGAAACATCTTTAGAGCAAGCGTTAATTGATATCGCTGCTTTCACAGATGAAAGAGGCTTAAAAGTAGCTGCTAAAGGTATGAAAATGATCATCCCTTCTGAGTTACAATTTACTGCTGAGAGACTGATGAAATCAGCTCAAAGAGTTGGCACAGCTGACAATGATATCAATGCAATCAGATCTATGGGGATGTTACCTCAAGGTTATGTAGTTAATAACTACTTAACTGATACTGATGCGTTCTTTATCAAAACAGATGTACCTAACGGTCTTAAAATGTTCGTAAGATCACCAATCAAAACTGCTATGGAAGGCGATTTTGATACTGGTAACGTAAGATACAAAGCTAGAGAAAGATACAGCTTCGGCTGGTCTGACCCTAGAGGTATCTTCGGATCACCTGGTGCGTAATCACTAGATTAACGAAAAATAAATTAGGGCGATCCTTGTGGTCGCCCTTTTTTTATGGTAGAAAGAAAAACTCATGAAAACATTTACCGTACAGATTAGATCCAGAGGA